CCAACATTCCCAAAGCACCAAGGACTCCCATAACCCATCCTCCACGCTTAAACTCATCAACAATAGCAAGTAGGGTTTTATCATCTGAGTTCATTTGGTTTACGGCTTAATTTGTTAATCTTGTCCATAGCCGTCTTTTCATCATCATAAACGCCTACTAGGTCTTTGTTTTGATTGTAAACCCTGTATTTGCTCAAAGAACGCATAACAGTATATCCAGAGTTACTTTTAGCAATAGAACTATTACCAACTTGTTGTTGGCTCCAATTTACTGCATCTGCTGGAGAACGATAAATACCAATCTTATTTTGTCTAAAGTCTCTTTTGATAGCATCATTAAGTTTAAAACTGTAACCACGATTAATAGCCGATTGAGTTTGAATTTTTGCTAATTCTTCTGGGTCTGTGTTATCTGATACAAAATCATATTCTTTTTTTAATTCTTTAACATACTTATACATTGCTTCTTTAATATTATCATTTTTGATATATCTACTTGCAAGAGTATCTGGGTATCTTTGTAAGTTTTTATAATGTTCAGGTCCAGAATTTGCTAATGCTTTTAATGCTTGAATTGTAATTTCTTCTTCATTTTTACCATGATTCTCGATAGCATTTAATAATTTTTGTTTTTCAATTAATTTTTTTTGTCTTATTCTATCAAACTCTTCTTGAATCCATTCTAATTGCATTTCATGGTCATAACCAGCAGGTCTAATACGTGTATCTACATCCTTCCAAGGATATTTGATTTCTTGATTAGGATTAATTTGTTTTAACTCAATATTATATTGTTTTAACCATTCTTTCCAAGCACTAGGAATAATTTTTCCATATAATTGATTTGCAGAATCAGCATCCATGCCTGAATGTGGAGGTGCATCTTGAGGATGAGTTAAAGTATAATTATTAATACCTAACTCAATCATTCTTTCAATGTCTTGTTTTAATCCAATAACAGACCATTCTTTTACTCCTTCAAGCGGTTTTTGGTTATTATTACCTTCAAGTTGTTTTAAAGCCTCTTCTAATTTATTAACAGTTTCTTTAGTTTTTGTAACATTGTCAATAGAATGATTAAGTCTCTTTAAAAGAGAGCGTTTTATTCTATTATCTACATCTTCATATTGTTTTCTTTGTTCATCAATTTCATCTCTTGTATATCCAGTAAGATACAATAATTCAGTTTCATAAGGAGATAAAATTTCTGGATTAATTTGCATTAATTCATTGTAAACTTTATTTAAATATTCTTTAGATTCTTTTACACCTTTACTTTTTATTTCTACACCATAACCATCATCATAAAGTATTTTATTGCTAGCAATAGAAATTTTTAAACGTTCTTTTTCTAATTCATATTGTTTTGGAAGTAAATTTTTAATAAAACTTATTAATTTTTCATCTGTTGGTGGATGAGACCATTCTTCAAATGGATATTTAGCATAATCTAAAGTTTCTGGAAAAATAATTTTTCTATTATTTTCATTTATAATTTTTTCAAGTTGTTTTGAAAAATAAGTTTCATTTTTATATGATGGTTTAAAGTTTATATCACTTAATGAAAAAGTCTTATCTGGTAATAAACCTTCATTTATTGCTTTAAGTCTTAATTCTTCTGCTAAATTTTTAGTTCTTTTATCGAAATTTTCATCATTTTCAAAACCATAATGTCTAAAAAGTTCATCATGTAAATTTAGCCAATTACCATTTAATTCATTCTTATAAAACCAACCTTTTAAATTTTGTTTTAATAAATCATCGTGAATTAAATCTGTTAATTCATTAAGTCCAATATCAAGCGTTTTTCCTGTTTCTTTAGAATAATGAAGAAATGCTTTTCTCGTCCATGATTCTAATTCTCCATTATTCATAAAATTTTCTACTTCAACACGAGATTTTATTGCTACATCTAAAACACATCCTGTAAGATAAACGGCTTTTGTTTTTGTTAAATTCCAATCTTTGTTAGATTTAAAATAATTATAAATAGGACCAGTTATTTTACTGTTTTTAATTGCATCAATATCTTTAAGTTTTATTAAGTAAGTAGGGTCTGCAAAGAAAGATTCAACTTTTTTAAAACCATCATCATTAGATAAATGGAATGATTCTCTTGATGCTGGTGAAGATTCTGAACCATTAAGATTTTCTGTTGATTGTTCATCAAGCCAACCATTTTTAATAGCCCATTCTTTAACTAATTTAAACCAGTTAAGAGTGTTTTTCATATCTTTTATTTTATTTGGTATTTCACCATCATCTTTATCATCATTATTAGCCTGAATTTCATTTCCGTATAAATGCTCTTCTCCAGTTTCGTAATTAGTTCTAACATCAGTTCTTGTGTGAACTACAACATCTTGACCAAAATGACCTTCTTGTTTATGTTTATATTGTGGATTAATTCTAACTGCTCTATCTTCATAATTTGAATTTGTTCCTGCTGCTACGTATCTATGCGTATCAATATTTTTAACTTCTCGTGCATTTTTTGAAATACTTAAATCAATACCATTTGCATTTATATAATCCTTAATTTTATTTACATCTAATGGTTTATTTTGGTCTAATTTAGAAATAAAATCAATTAATCCAATAGCCTTTGCTTCTTGAAATCCTTTGTATTTCATTTCTCCACCCATTTTTTGCAAAGCATTAATAAATCCATTTGCATTAATATTTTTATGTTTAGTAAAAATTCTTTCAATTAAATCTGGAAGTTCAGACTTAATTTTAAGTGGTTGTGGCATACCTTCTTCATCTGCTGGGCTATAATGCCTATCGCTAAAGATTTTACTCCATGAATGTACCCAAGGCTCATACCCTTCAACAGTTTGAATTGTACCATTTTTACCTTCAACTTCTACAAGTGGATTTTTAAGTTTATCAAAGTTTTCCTTAGTTGGTTCATAATATGTTCCGCGTTCAGGGTCAATTAATTTAGATTCACCAAAGCCAAACGTTTTAATTTGAGTGTGCATTGGAATCGCATCTTTGTTTGCAATTCTTTGAATGAACTCAGAAGCACCTAAAAATCTGGCTCTTTCAGCCATTTCAGAATAAATAAGATTAGAATAACCTTTTCCTCTGTATTCTTTATTTACTTTAATAGTTGGGTCCCAAAGTACAGTTTGACCATTAGTTGCTTTTTTGACTTCATAATCAACTCTTCCAATTTCTGAATCACCTTTTGTTAAAATAATAGAACGCCTTCCAAAATCGTCTGTTCTTTTATCCCAATTATCCATTTTTAATTTAACACCCTCAATAAGAGCAGGATTTTCTTCAGCATACTTTCCGATAAATCCGCTAGTCCATTTACGACTTTTTGTATCGTAAATTCTATTTCCTTCACCTTTTTCATACTTACCATTAATTTTAAATGTTTTCATTTTTTCAGAAAGACGAATAGGCTCTTCTTCGTCAGCAGGACTAAACTTGAGAGTGTTTTCTTTAGTAGCACCAAACTCTTTATTTAATTCATTACCTAATAAAGCCTTTTGACCATTTACTTCTCCACCTCTAGGTAATGGTGTACTATCTTGATTACTTTCAAATATTTTTGTTTTTTCTTTAGCATTACCTTTTAAAGAAACATAAATATAGTCATTATCATAATAATTGTTAATATCTTTGATAATCAAACCATCATGTCCGTTTTGAATAGCATCAATAAAATGCTTATGAATACCACCAGTTAATTCAGCAACGTAAGGGTTATTAAAAAGAAAAACCGCCCTAACAGCACCAGCAGTAGAAAAGGCATTAGACGTAGCCTGAGAACCAGAAGCCATTGTTCCATATTTGGAAAGATTAATATGACTTCTAGTTCCTAATAAATCTTCAGAAAACTCCATGTCTTTTAAGAGTCTGATATTACTTGTACCATGCGTAGCAACAACTGCAATAGGCTTACCTGTTTGCATTTCTTGACCATATTTATCTGACAAGAAGTGAACTAATGCCGCATCGTCACCGCTGTTAATTTTTTCTACAAAATTGTCATAAAATGGATTTCCTTTTCTAAACTTATCCCAATCAATACCTTTATCTAATAATTCTTTTGGGTATAAAGCATGAACGTCATTAATAAATCTTTGTTGTTGAATTAAAATTCTCTTTAAGTCGTTAAGTTGTCTAGCAACTGGAACTTTTCTTAAATATTTGCCAATTCTATTATCAGAAATAGTACGTCTAGCGTTGTTAATATTATCTAGGGTTTCATTAACTTGTGGGTTTTGAGTCGCTAACTCTGTAAGTTTCTTTTGCGTTTCTTGAATGGCTTTTGTATCAATATTGTACTTATCCATTACAGCATTTCTAATAAAAGATTCACCTTTATTTCGTAATCCAATCCACCAATTCATTAAATATTCTTGTCTAGTTAATCCATTTCCAGCCACAGGAACTCCTTTTAAAAATTCACGCATTTCATTGGTTTCAAATAAATCGCCAACTGTTCTTGCTTCCTGTTTACCATCTTCGCTAAAAGCAGGACTAAACTTCAGTAAATAATCAAGGTTTTCATTAGCCAATTTGTGACCACCTTCTACCTGATTATCAACCGCTTCGCTGTACATTTTTTTAGCATAATTTGTAGCCTCTTCTGCTGTTGGAAAAGAGCCTAAATTTCTACCAAAATTGTCATAAAAAGTAGTAGATTTATTATTTCTGAAAAATCTAAAACCAGTATCGTGTTTAAGAATTTGACCATTAGATGTATTTTCATGGTCCATATCTGCTGGGCTGAAATTTCTAGTAAGTCTAGGCAATGCTTTACCAGCATCTAAATCAAAACGTTCACCTGCTCTTGTTCGCATAGTAGTCATTCTATCAATATTAAACCTAGTTACGCTTGCCATCATTCCTTTAGGGATTTCAGCAATAGGTTTATTATGATAAGGACTATCATCTTCCTTTACAGCACCTAACATTTGATGAAGTACGTCTCTACGTCTAGCACCAAGACCATCATTATTATTTAATAAATCAGCAGATGGAATTGCTTCATCTGACCCTTTAGAAGCATTAGATAGATATCTAAAGAAATCAGCCTCCATAGCGGCTCTGTCATTATTCCATAAATTACGAACTCTATCATCCGTCCATAGCATATTACTACGTCTATCAATAACTTGTTTATCTAAAGTCCAAAGAGATGTATAGAATGTTCCATCTGGTCCAATTTTATGTTCAATGTCGTATAAAATAAATTTACGATTCTTAAATGGCACTTGGTTGCCTTTTAAACGTGGGTAGTCCTTGTCATCATAGATATGAGCCTCATTACCAAGATAGCCTGCTTCTACCACGTTTTCCGCTTGACCATCGAGGATTCTGTAAGCGTGTCTAATCTTATCAGCCCATGCTTGGTCACGCCATCCAGATTGTACAATAATGCTCAAAATCTTGTCATTAAATCTGCCTCTAAAATTACCATCAGCGTCCATTGTTAAACCTTCTCTATCTTCCGCTGGTAAGGCACTAATAATCTTATGAATTTGTAAACCTGCTTTTCTGTTAGCGGCTCTATATTCAGCCTCAGACATAATTTTAGGTTTTCCACTAGCATCAAACTTTAATACACCCCACATACCATTAGCCTTTACATATTGTAAAGCAGATTCCCTAGACATATTTAATGGACTCCAAGTACCAGAAGTCATGTTAGCAGATGCTCTAAGAATATCTCGCATCATGTAGTCTAATGAAGCATAAGAAGTTCTGTCACCAACAGCACCTGTTTTGAATTCTCCGCTTTTGTAAAAAGCATTGTCTAAACCTCGGCTAAAATCAAATTGAGGGTTTTCATACTCCATTTTTGATTGCCAGTAATTAAGCCAAGAATGTTTAACATCATCAAAAACCCCACGAATACCTGTAAGATTGCCACCACGGAATACGTAGTCAGATGGATTACCTAACATCCAATGACCAAAATAATTAGCACCAAATTCTTCTACTGCATCATTTAAAATCTTAGCAGAACTACTTGAAAGAACTTTACTTTCATTCCAGTTCTTAAACTCATTAACAGCGTTATCAAACTCATCCATATAGGATTTGAGTGCTTCTGGACTAAATTGCTTTTGAGCCTTTAACAGTTTTTCGTAATATGCTTTATAGAAATTACGTAATTCTTCTGGATGAACTTTTGAGTCTTGAATTCGCTTTCCATCAACCCATACGCCAAGTAATTCATCTTTGAGTGGATTAATGAACATATCCCTCATTGCTGTATTTCTAAAAATAGAGTGAAATACTTCGTGTGCAAAAGTATCAGAAGTAAATCTATCTTTATTAATAAAAATGTGTAATTTATTGTTAGAATCTCTGTCAGTAGCAATACCTTTACTGCCTTCTAAATCTGAAAGTGTAATTGGATACTTTTGCGGATTTCTTTGGTTTAATATATTACCTTTTTCATCAACAAATCCTTCGTGAGCCAATTTTCTGACAAGAATCTTACCTCTATCAGTTAAAGAACCATCTGGGTTTCTGTTATCATCAATAAACCCTTTAGCCAGCCTTTGAGCCTTTAATACGTCTGGTGTTTGTTTTGTATCCACATTTCCATTATGCTGGTCAAGTACTCCTTTTGCTACTCTTTCAGCATATTGAATGTGACCCCAATAGTTACTAAATCTGTTTTTTTCACCAACATCTTTAGGTTTCATTGAAGTAGCAAGTACTTCTTTTAATGCTTGTTTTGCTTCTGGAGATAACTGCTTCCATTTATCCCTAGCACCTTTAAGCCTTAAATCACCTTCTGGAGACTCAACTTTACTATCAAACGCTTCTTTATAACGTGTTTGAAGTTCTTGCACCTTTTGACGTGCATTATCATCTTCTGGATTATATAGTTTTTCACCTTTTAATGGATTGCCTTGCTCATCGTGCGTATGAGCAAATTTTCTATCCCATTCTTTTACATCAAACTTAGAGTCTGCTTGTTGTTTTGCTACTTTTGCTTTTTCTTCATCACTAAGCCTTCTCCATTGGTCATAAGGCATTGAATATTGCTGCGGACGTTCTTCTACACTACGCAACATCCATGCAGGTTTAGCATATCCATTTCTAAAATGAGTTTCATCATGGTCTCTATCCCATCGTTTTACTGCTAATTCTTGATTATAAGCATCAATACGTTCTTGACTGCCATAAGGCAATGTTTGCCAAGATTGAGTTGGAGCAACAGGACGCTCTGAAACTTTCTTTTTAAGCAAATCCTGTTGTTCTGGACTTAAATTACGTACATCTTGTGTAACATCCCTGTCAAAATCTTCAGGTCTGCCAATATAATTGCCACCATAATCTCTTAAAAGAGACATAACAACAACTCTATCTTCATATTTTAATTTAGATAAACTTCCAATAGTAGCATCTTGAACTCTACCATTTTCATCTAAACCTCTAGATTCTAAAACATTAATAAATTCTTCTGGACTTAAAACGTGCAAACTAAGGTCTGGAGCAATTCTATCAATACCAGCAAACATTTTGTTTAAGATACTAATATATCGTTGGTCATTTCCTCTATTTTGAGCAACATAATCATACATTGCTTTAGCCGCTTTATAGTTTTCTGGATTACTTGTTTTCCATCCTTCTAATACAAGTTTAGCAGTAATAGCGGCTCTTGATGCTGTTACAGAATCATTAAGCCTTCTCCAAGCACCGCCAACAGCACCACCAATGCCGCCCATGCCAATACCGCCTTTTACGCCTTCTTTAAAACCTTCAGTTTCATCTTTTGCATAACCTAAAACACCACCAAGAACAGCACCATGTAAAGCACCGTGTCCAATATCGCTAGCGTACATTAATAATGGGTCTGCATTTTGTAAAATCTTTAAAATATTTTGAGCAGGTTTACTTAATTTAGAACCAGATAATTCAGCCTGTTTTAAGGCTAATTCTGCATAACTAGCAATACCACGTTCATTTTTAATAATCTGAGTACCGATTGCTTTCATGGATTCACCAATGCCTTTAACACCACCAGCAATTAAATACGCCGAACCCATTTTTCCAGCAATACTATTAGCACCACCAATAATACCAGCACCCATAGTTCCAATTTTGCTAGCCGCAGTAAAATCATTAATAGGTACTCCAGTTAATCCTTCAACTGCACGACCTGCTTGATGCGTAGCAAAATCAATAGAATCTTGAACAGCCCTACCTACAAATTCAATAGGCATACCAGCCATTTTTAAAGTGCCACCTAATACGCCTCTTTTAATTTGATTAGTTCTTTCTGCAATGTTTGTAAACCAAGATTGAAATTTGCTTAATCTAGATGCGTTAATTGCGGCTTTTGTAGCGGCTTGTTCTGCAACAGTACCTACTTTTAATGCAACATTAGCAACGTCTTTTGCTTCACCAATACCAAATAATAAAGTTGGGTCAGCCCACATACCAGCCGCTTCTGCAACATCATTATCAATGTATTCTTTTGGAACTAAAACGCTACTATCACCTTCTGCTAATCTTTTAGATTCATAATTAAATCTTAAAGCAGTTTTAAAAATATCATAATCAGAAATTTTTTCTCCTTCTTTTGGTTGATAGCCATATTGAGACTGTGCTAACATAGCCAATTTTTTATTAGCCTGAAAAATTACAGAATCTGGATTTTCAGACACAAAAAGCATATCACCCCAATTTCTTAAATTTCTTGCAACTGCTTCAGCAGCATCAGGAATATTTTGTAATTGTCCTTTTGGTGTAAGACTTCTTCCAGCAATAATTCCAGCAGCATGAGCATTTTGATTAACAAGACCAATCAAAGCACTTGGCAATGAACCCCAAAAATCTGAATGAATTGTCTTTTTGAAATCATTATAAGCGTAGAATTCATCTTCGCTAGGCATATAGCCAGTTTTATGACCATCATCTATTAATTGAGCAACTTCTTCGCCAGACAATGGAGCATTTAACTGTTTAAATACTTCATCTCTTTCATCATTAGACATTCCTTGAAGTTTTGCATCAAGAAGTTTGTTTCCAGTAATAATAGGTGTATTATTACCTGTTTCCTGATTTTCAAAAGAAACTTCAGGATTATTTTCAAAGATTTCGCCCATTTTATAAATTATTTATTAAAATACTCTTTGTGTTCTTTTGGTAGAAACAGGATTTTGATTTAAATTTTCTTTTGCTTTTGCTAATCTCATTTCTTTTACAATATCAGAAACTTCTTTGTGTTCAGAAGGATAATCCTTTTTAGTAACAGTAAGACCGTTTCCTTTATTATATTCCATAAGATGATTTTCTAAATCATTTTTTAATGTAGATAAAGATTTAATATTAGAAGATTGAAGGCTAAATAAATTAGTTGGGTCAGCGGCAATACCTTCTAAGATTTTTTGCTCCCATTCAGCAACACGACCAGAAGGGAAATAAGCATTTCTAGTAGCGGCTTGTAATCTTGTTGCTAAAACTCTTGCTTCTGCCATTAATTCTCGGTTATATTTTGCATCAGGCATAGAAGCAATTTGAACTAACCTATCAATAGAAGAAGTAGCATCTGCAAGACCATTTAAATTAAATCTTGCTTCTTCGCTATTTTTTCCTGTAAAACTTCCTTGAACATAATAAGGACTATTTTTACCGCCTAAATGTTCAGCCGTTTTTTGACCATTTTCATCTATAATAGGCATACCTTTTGAATCCTTTTCATAGAACTGGTTATTACTCCATTCATTTTGCATATTAGGATTTTGATTTGGAACAACTTCAAAACTACCCTTTGCAGGATTAAAATACATAGTTGTACCATTAGGTGCTTGCATATAGTTAGCAGTGTTTTGTGGGTGCATAGCGTTCCAAATGCCATAAGCCGTATTAGGAACTTCACCATATTCTTTCTTTAATCCTTCTTGAATCATTCTCCATTGGTCACTTTGACTTCTAGGAACTTGTTGTGGTTTATTGCCCATGTTATACACGTGCGGAGGAATAACAACATTAGATTCGGGTAAATCTTCTTCTTTCATTTGTTTAATGCTTTTTGCAGCACCTTCTGACAAAGAAGTATTAATAGGATTATTCAAAAGACTTTCATCTTTAGGCTCTTGCTCTTCTCCATTAGCGTAATGGTCTTGTGTTCTATTATAAGCATTATAAGCCTGTTCAAATTGTAATAATTGCTTTTGGTCTAAACCATTTTTTTCAAGAGATTGAATGTTAGATTGAACAATTGTATGGAATAATTGATTTTTATCATTAATGCTACCTCCAGCGTTTTTAAGTGCTGGTTCAACCTTATTAATAAAATTTTTAATATTATCAAAATATTCTTGAGGGGTGTCTTTTTTTGGACTAAAAGATGGAGTATTAATCCCAACTGGTAAGTTAGCAGTTGTATTTTGAACTTCAGGATTATTTAATAATTTCTGAATAGAAGAATTTACATTATTTGCTTCACCAGAACTTAATTTATCTAAAATAGTTGGATAAGCAGAAATATATTGCTGACTTGCATTTAAAATAGCCTGCTTTTCTTGAGGCGTTTTTGCATTTTTAATTTGATTTTGAAATTCAGCAATTCCTTGTCTTGCAGGGTCATAATTATTATTTCCCTTTGGTAATGACTTTAAATAAGCATCATAAATATTTTGATGAACTTTTAATTGATTATCAAGATTAGTCTGATTTTGAGATAAATCAGCAGTTGCTTTACTAAGTTGAAGATTTTGACCAAAAGAATTAATCTTTCCTTCTGTAAGTTGTAAAATGGCTTTTTGTTCAGCCATAGGTTTGCTGCCAAAATCTTTTAATAAACCTGCATGAAAATCTAAATCTTTTTTAATTGAATCAGAATTAGGAAAACCTTCTGCTTGCTTAGAATAAGCCTCAAGAGTAGATTGAGCCGCCGCCGCTCGCACTGGAGCAGATTTATTAAAATTAACATCTTCATTGACGGCTTGTTGTTGCTTAAAGTAGTCATTAAATGAATTTAAATGTGCTTGCAATGAAGCGTTCATGCCAAGTTTTCCACCTAACGATTGTTTGCCAAAATCTTGGTGGTCTAATAATTCTTGATGTAAAGAATCATACATGGGTTTCATGTCTGGATTATCTTTAATCATTTGTAATGTTTGTAATGCTTTAGTTGCTAAACCTTGGTGTGTAGCATCTGCTTCATCACTCATTTGACCATTTTTTTGGTATTGTTTAATGCCTTCTGCAATATCAGCACCGAAACTGCCAATACCTTTTTGATACATTTGCCCAATAGCCGCACCTGTTTGGGCGATGGGCGAAATATTTTGAATTCCGTTAGTATATTGTGTAAATTCTGACATAATTATTTTCCAGTTGTTGCCTTGCTAGTTGCTTTACCAAGAATTGCTCCCAATTCTGGATTTCCTAAGAAAGAGCCAGCAATCGTACCAACACCTTGAATAATACCAGAAGTAAGACCTGCTTGTGCTTGTGCTTGAGCCACTTGGTATTGTGCTTGCGAATTAACGTTAGCAGAATTGATTTGAGCGTTGTATTGAGATTCTGGATTGAAAATCATACCAGCCGTAGGATTCTGATACATATTATAAGATGTACCTAAAATACTATTTGCATTAAGATTTTGCATATTAGCAACTTGTGGCTGACCAAATGAACTATAAGCAGAATTGGCTTGTTGCATATTCTGACCAGCGACATTAGCCGCATAAGCACGATTTGTAGCAAGTTGTTGCTGACCTAAAGAGTAATTATTAAATACTTCTTGAGCAATGCCTTGATTGCCATATTGCATACCTCTAGCCGCCATAGCAGCCCTAGCAGACTGTTGAGCCGCTTGATTGGCTTGTGGACTAAGATTAGACCCTTGAGCCAACGCTTGATTAGCCGCATCAGTCTGAGATGCCATTAAATTAGCACCACCAGCCCCAAGCATACTATTATATGCGTTAGCGGAGTTAGCACCAATTTGACTATACAATCCAGCATTAGCATTGAATTGCTGTTGCTGTAAAGCCGCAGATTGTCCAATAGCGGTATTATAAAGATTATTAGTAACGCCTAATTGACCAGTCATACCAGTTTGCATCATGCTCTGGTACTGCGGCAAATATTGCTGTTGAGCCGCTAATAATGGAGTTTGAATCCCCATTTGAGCGTTCAACGCTTGTGCCATTTGTGTTCCGTAACTTGTTTCTTGTGGTGCGGAACCACTACCACCTCCTAATGAACCTCCCATTGTATTATTTTGTTAAATTTGTAATTAGTTTGTTAGGCAATTTAACCACTTTGCCATATCGAGTGGACCAGATATTGTTATTTAAAACGTCTGGAAATCTTGTTAATGCTGATTTGATTAAACCAGCAGTTGCTTCTTTATTTTTTGCAATAATTTCTGCAACAAAATATTCATGTTTAAATTCATTGTTAAATGGAACAATTTTTGAATATTTATAAAATACATCTGTATCGCCATTAAACTTATTATCAATAGGATACACAATCATAACACCATCAATTTCCTTTTTGTCATTAATATTTATAAAAAGATATTTAAAAGCATCAGCCCATAGTAAAAATACTTTTAATTCTAATCCATCAAACATACCAAAAACTGGTCGTTTAGATTTTACTCTTTCTGTACGAATAAAATTAATTAAATCAAAAATATTCATTAAATACAAGTGTCTTTATCTGCTAAAGAAGCGGTTTGAACCTTAGTAAGTTTTACTACGTAAGTAGGGTCTGTAACTAATGCACCACTAGAAACGTGTTTAAAAGACCATGTATCGCCAGAAGCCGCCACAAAAGCATACGTATAAGTAGCATTAAAAGAACCCCAATCGTTAGTAGCCGCTTGAATTTTTGTAATTAAAGATGTGCCTTTATACACGTTTAAATATGGTACAGTTCCATCTGGTCTTGTACTTCCTGTTGTATAACCAGAAGATGTTTTAATGGTAATTTCATATGTCCAAGTTTCATCAGACGGAATAGTTGGCAAAACAGGAGTTTGATAAATTAAATTTTCAGTACCACCACCAGTCGTAGCACCAACTGCTGTTCCTGCTTTGATATAAATCTTAGGAACAAAATAACCATTTCTCCAAATAGTTCCATCCCAAATTTCTAAGATTTGTAAATCTGTATTAACTCTTGTGCTTCCAATAACAGGAGTAGAAGGTCTTGCCGAAGATGGTCCAGAAGGAAGAACAAAATTATTTACAGTAGTTAAATCTTGAGCCGTGGTTTTCCATCCTAATTGAACTACTGCATAAGGAATTTGAAATAAACCTGTATAATTACATAAAAAATTAGCCGTCCCAGCACCAGTTTGATAAAGTCCAAAAGAAACTGTATTAGATAAATCTGTGCTAGAACTTGCACTAAATGGACCATTTAATGTAAGAAACGATGCTTGAGTGCCACCGCCTTGTCCAACAGTAAGTCCAAACGTATTATTACTAGAAGAACCAATAACTAAACTGTTTGGAAGATTGATTTGACCAGTATTAGAATTCCAAATATCAGAAAGTTTTGCTTTAATTAATTGACCAGTAGATACTTGTACTGCTAAAAATAAATCTTCAGCCGCTAATGTATTTACAGTAATTGCTGCTTGTTCGGTTACGCATCCTGCAAGCAGGGTTGCAGAATCTAATAATTGATTAAGTCTAGAAGCGGAAACTTGCTGTCCGTCTGCAAAAGTATCGCCTTTGTTAATTTGTGCCATGTTATTTCTTTGAGATAGTATTTCTTACAGTTTGTGAGGCATGAATAAAAATAGCCCTAATGTAAGGTGTTAAAGATTTAGTAATAAATTGTAATTGAATTCCAGTTCCAAATCTTCTAATTGGATTTCTGCGTGTTTCATCATTATTAGTTCCGCTACCATAAGATTCAATTTCAAAAGAACTGTCTGGATTTGAAATGATAGCATTTGTTTGAACAGCAGAACCAGATTGAAATAAAAAGTCAATCTCAACTTGAGAAAATCTTTTATCCATATACGATTGGAATGTATATTTTCTTGTAGTTAATACAGCGTTAATTGTATTTACTTGAAAAGCAGATGGTGAAAGGATTGATGGAAGATAAAAAGGTAAAATAGGAATACCAGTAGAAGGACCAAACTCATCGTAAGCGTTTATCTCCATCATGAAAATACCTTGATTTGTATCAATAGCAAAGATTTGTCTTTGGTTATTAACTTTAGCAATTACAAAATTAAACGCATCAAAACCAGCAGGATAAGTATCAACAGACTCCCACGCTTGGTTTGTAAAGTTATACACAAGAATTGCATTATTAACTGTGCTACTATCCAAAGGAACAGCAAGATAATATCTATGATTCCAATAGGAAGCAACGGAACGATAAGCATAAGTTTTGTTAATTCTGAGAATTACATCATGAATCGGAGCAGACAAAGATTGAGATGTACTCATTAACTTTACCGCATCATTACTGCCAATACCACTTAATGGGTTTAGAGAATAAACACCATGGTCGGACAGAAAGATAATGCCTCCATTAGCAGAAACTACGCTTTTTTTAGCAATACAGCCAATATCAGTAACAAGAGACTGTAATGACGTATCAGTAGGCAAAGGTGCTGATGTGGCTTGTCTGCCAATACCAACGCCTAACTGATAAATGCTGTTACGCATAAAGATAACAAGCCAATTTGTAGTCCATGTAGCCATAGCCGTACATTGGTCGTTACCACCTTGATTAACTGTAAAAACGTCTAATGCGTCCCAAGATGTTTCATCTAGGTAATTAGATACACAAACTGTGTAATTATTATGATAAGCATTTGTGTCGTTGTATGCTTTTCCTTGAGCAAATAAACGATTGCAGTAATATAATAACTGCGAGCAATTAGGAAATTGATAAGCATAACCTGTGCTACCTGTTCCCATGGCAATAATCGTTACGCCTAAATCCCACATAAGAGGACGCTTATCATATCCTCTTGTAATAAAAACTTTATTTAAAGACTGAACAACGTCACATCCATCACCTGTTGTAATTGTTTCTCCAGTTGGAAAATTAACCTTAGATGATAACTCATCATTAGAAGGGTTATAATGGTATAAACCATCTGTAACTACTACAATGATGTGTTCTTGTCCAGATTCATCAACAAAAAATCCAGAACCATAAACCGTCTGCCCAATTAAGACAGGATTAGTACATCTTTTAAGTCCTAATCTAGAAGCGGCTACACCTCTATCAAATCTAAAGTTCTGGGATTGACTAACATATCCTTGTGGCAAAGCGGCAGGATTGTCACGGCTGTTTAAGCCAGTGAACGACAAATCCCCATCTTTAAGCCATTGGACAGGCATTACTTCTTAATTTCAGTAACTACGTTTTCTACTTTAGTTTCTGCGTTAGAAATGGCAGTATTAACCTTAGTAGCATTGTTTCGAAAAATCAATGCACCAGTAATAAAGCCAAGAACAAACGAAGCGATAATTGAGATAATCATGTTATTTAGTGGGAGAAGGTGGTGTATAAGTCCAGCCCTTTGCAGTAATGTCTGCCATAGCAGTTGCTTGGTCAGCGTACGTATTTAC